GTCGCTGAGTTCGTGAAAATCGCGGAAGACCCGGTTGCGGCGGCGAGGTCGCTGAATGATCAGTACCATTTTTTGACTGCTTCAGTTTATGCGCAGATCGCCGCGCTGAAAGACCAGGGCGACACCATCGGCGCCACCAAACTGTTGACTGACACCTATGCCGACACAATCAAAACGCGCACCAGTGAAATCACGGCGAACTTGAGTCTGTGGGAGCGGGCGTGGAAGGGGGTCTCGACAGAAACACAAAAGACTCTGGACGCCTTAAACAACATTGGTCGCGCCGAAGACTCGGCTAAAAAGATTGCCGATCTCAGTCAGCAGGTTGCGTATGCGCGCAGTGCTGTTGCGGCCGATCCCAGCGACACCGACGCCAAGGAAAAGCTGCAAAACTCTCAGCTTGAACTGGACTTCCTTACCAAGCAACGGGATACCCAGGCAGCAATTTCCGCTGCCGCAGGACTGTATCAGCAGACCCAGGACAAGGCGCAGGACGCGCAGCGCCGAGTCAAAGTGCTGAGCGATTCGAACCTCACCAATGAAGAAAAGCGTAACAAGCTCATCAAGGAGTATTTGCGTGATGTAGAGGCGATCCGGAAGGCAACTCCCAATGATCCCTCTGTGCGGGCTGATGTTGTTGCCAAAACCATCCAAAACATCAAGGACAAGAACAAGGATCCAGCTGCTGCCGCAGGCAGTGTCGACACTACTGGCTTCAACTACGCCAAGAACGCTCTCGCCGAGACCCTGGCCTATTACAAAAACGCCGAGAAGGAACTGGAAGCCTCCCAGCGCGCGGGAGTGATCAGCCAGGCGAGTTACACGGAGCAGCGCGTCAGTCTGTTGAAGCAGCAGGCCGACGAAGTTGCCCAAGGCTACCAATCTGAAATCGATGCGCTCGAAGCAGCCAAGACTAAGAAGAGCACGACCGGTGCTCAGATTATCCAAATCGACCAGAAGATCGCGGATGCTCGCACCGCAATGGTCAAGGCGCAGCAAGACAGCGACAGCGAACTGGCGATCATCGCCACCAACGAAGAGGGCCGGCTGCGCAAGCAGACTTTGGCTGTCAACACGTACACCAGCGCCCTGCAGCAACAAGTCGAGACGCTTCGACAGCAAGGATTGCGCGCCGCTTCCAGCCTTGGTCAAGGAGACCGGCAACGCGGGCTGACGGATCAGCAAAACGGTATTGATGATCGATTCAATCAGCAGCGCTTGGAGTTGGCCAACCAGTATGGCGACGGTTCGCGCGGTATGAGCCTGGACGAGTACAACCAGAAGCTGAAAGCGCTGAAGGCTACGCAACAAGATCTGCACGACACCGTGCAGGCCAATTACGACGACATGACCGCCGCCCAGGGTGACTGGAGCGCTGGCGCATCTTCGGCGTGGCAGAACTACCTGGAGTCGGCGCGCGACGTTGCGGGGCAGACCAAAAGCCTGTTCACCAACGCCTTCAGCTCGATGGAAGACGCCATCGTCAACTTCGCCATGACTGGGAAGCTGTCGTTTGCTGACTTCGCGAAGTCGGTACTGACGGATATGGCGCGTATCGCGGTGCGGCAGGCCAGTTCGTCTGCGCTGAGCGGGTTGTTCGGCTTGGCGGCTTCTGCCGCAGGCTCTTACTTTGGTGGAGGGGCTTCCAGTTCGTTAGGAGCATCGCAGGCCGGCTATTCCTCGCAGTACTTTCCGCAAGCGAAAGGCGGTGCCTGGTCCGGCGGCGTGCAGATGTTCGCCAACGGCGGGGCCTTCACCGACAGTGTTGTCAGTAAGCCGACAGCCTTCGGGATGGCCGGTGGCAAGACTGGCGTGATGGGTGAGGCTGGGCCTGAGGCGATTGTGCCACTTGCCCGCGACTCGCAGGGACGACTCGGTATTCGCGGCGGAAGCAGCGCAACACCGATCACCATGACTTTCTACATCGATGCGGCTGACAACGGGGCCAGCACAATCCCCGATCCTGCGAAGTTGGCGGAAGCCATGAAGGCTGTCGCGCAGCAAGAAATAGCCCGACAGCGCCGTAACGGCGGGCAACTCACCTAAGGAGAAATCATGCAGGTTTTCACCTGGAGAGCGGGTTATGACGCCTCGAAAGCCGTTGCTCCGACCGTCAAGGTCATCAAGTTCGGTGACGGCTATGAGCAGCGGCAGGCGTCCGGCATCAACCGCCTGCCACGCAAGTTTTCATTGATGTTCAAGAACAGAACGGAGGTGATCGCAGAAATCGACGATTTCCTCTCCGCACGAGGCGCCGTCGAAGCCTTCCATTACACCCACCCCGGCCAATCTGCCGGGGTTTTTGTTTGTCGGGAATGGACGCGCGGCGATATCGCCTATGGCGCATCTAGCCTATCAGCTACTTTTGAAGAGGTATTCGAATGAGCGAGTTACAGGGACAGCTCTCGCTGGCGAAGGGGCTGGTGATCTGGGAGGGGTTTGAGCTGGTACTGCCCGACCAGACGCTGCGCTTTCACGCCGGAGTGAACGAAACGCTTGGGTCAGTTGCTTGGCAGGGGAATCCTTACACACCTTGGCCGATCAAGGCCCAAGAGTTCGCTACGCCAAGTCAAGGATCGCCGGCCCGGCCACAGCTTCAAGTCGGTAACTTCGGCGGAACGGTGTCGGCGCTGTGCAGGCAATACGAGGATTTGCTGGGGGTGAAGCTCAAGCGCCGCCGAACGCTGGTCAAGTACCTGGATGCGGCGAACTTCGCTGGTGGCAACCCAACTGCAAATCCAGCAGAAGAGTACCCGGTTGAAACCTGGATCATCACGCGCAAGGCCAACGAGACGCCGGCCGCGATTGAGTTCGAGCTCGGTTCGCCGCTTGACTTGCAGGGTGTGAAATTACCGCGCCGCCAGGTAGTGGCTGGCACTTGCCTGTGGGCTTATAAGTCTGGTGAGTGTGGTTATGCCGGCGGGCCAGTTGCGGACTATACCGACAATCCAACCAGCGACCCTGCCAAGGACCGATGCAGTCGCACCCTAAGGGGCTGCAAGAAGCGCTTCGGTGAGTTCGGCGAGCTTCCGTTTGGTGGCTTCCCGGGCATTGCCCGTGTTCCGAGACTTTGACCATGAGCAAATTGTTCGAGAAATGCCGGGCTGACGCCGAGGCGCATGCCTTGACTGAGTACCCGCGAGAGTCATGCGGTCTGGTCGTCAGCGTGCGCGGAAAGCCGTCCTATGTGCCGTGCCGCAATCAGTCGGATGAAACGGATCACTTCATCTTGCACCCCGAGGACTACGCTGCTGCGGAAGATCTGGGTGATATCGTCGCTGTGGTACATTCGCACCCTGATGCCGGCCCCGAGCCAAGTCTGCACGATATCGCCAGTCACGCGGCCAGTCGCATGACCTGGTGGATTGTCGGGTTGAAGGATGGCCTCGCGACGTGGCATGAGATGCCGGCCGCCGGTGAATTGCCGCTGGAAGGCCGCGTGTTCGTCCATGGCGTGATCGACTGTTACACCCTGGTCCGCGATTACTACCGCCAAGTGCTCGGCATCATCCTTCCGGACTTCCATCGCAAGGATGACTGGTGGCACAACGGCGAGAACCTGTACGTCGATAACTTCGAGCGGGCCGGCTTTGTGCCGGTCGCTACTCCAGAGCCAGGCGATTTGATTGTCATGGCCATCGGCAGCCCGACACCGTGCCACGGCGCGATCTGGTTGGAGGGTGACGTGCTGCTTCACCACCTCTACGGTCGGCTGAGCTGCAAGGAAGTCTACGGCCGGGCCTACCGTGAGTGCACGACGCACATCATGCGCTACGAGCCAAATGATGCGGCTGGCCGAGATTCACAATAAGGATTTTATGGATACTTCGTGGAAAGAACGTTTTTCAGGAAGCTCAGAGCCTGATGTGCCTGGTCTTTCGCCTCTTGGGCACTTTGCCCGACGCTCTGATGCCATAGATCAACCGTCCACCCGTGAATACTCTCGGTGGTCAGAAGAACTCGCTCAATTTCGATTAAAAATGCGCGACGATCCGCTGGGAACATGCCGCTATCCGCCGCATACCCAAGAATTTCCCCGGCAATCATGAGTTGGGCGCCATATTCTGCGAACGCACTTCGGTCTCTGTAGATCAATCCAATATTGAAGCTTGAGTAGAATTTCCCATCACTCTCCTCATCGATAGACCCGCACCGAAAACTTTCAAAGCGACAACCTGACGAGTTAAGGCTCTGAATTGCCGACTTCAATTCCAGGTCGCGACTCAGCTCTGGGATGTCTTCAATCCTGCCTGGTTCCTTCGATAACCAGATCACAGGATGCACATCGCCGTGAGGGTCTGCAGTATAGGGAATGTTTTTTTGCTGCGTGCTCAGCCTGATTTCAACCGCTGACCAATTGCTCATTTCATCAATGTCCGAATCATCCATGTGGAGGCAGGAGGCTACTATTGGCTGCGGGCGGAGCGTTACTGATGATTCGTACAGGCGCGCGAGCCCTGTTAGAGTCGCCAAAACACAAGGAGGCTCAATATGCGGAAGATTCTAACGGCCATGGTCATGATTGGGCTGGCTGGTTGTGCAACTTCACCTGTTCCAAGCACGCAAGCTGTCAATGCGCCTGCCGATCGATTGCTGGCGCATCAAGCGGATCTGACCGGCGCTGGAAAGATTACCGTCATCAGGGATAGTGGGTTCCTCGGGAGCGGCTGCTACGCCACTATTTTCCTTAACGGTGACCGCGCCGCCAAGCTTGACCAAAAGGAAAAGGCGACATTTATCCTCCCGCCAGGCGAGTGGGTAGTTGGAGCGGCTCTTGAAGGTAGCGGCCTTTGTGGCGCGAATGAAAAACGAACAGAGACAGAGACAATACTGAAACAGGGTCAGGAAAAGTATTTCAGAGTTTTTTCTGCGCCTGAGGCAGGGCTAGACGTTCGGCCAACCAGCCTTTAGTAACTAACAGTTCATCATAACCGCCTCCGGGCGGTTTTTTATTGTCCGGAGAAAAGTATGAGTGATGTAGTCAGCCGTCAATCAATGGCCACTATTAAGCTTTCCGGAAGCTTGGCAAAAAAATTCTGGCGGCAAAAGGATTACCTGCTGGAATCCGGCACAACTCAAGAAGTCTTCAGCGCTCTAAAACATACCATTGATGGTTTTGAGGACTTTATCCGGGACCAAGCTCGACGAGGTATGCGTTACGCAATCTTTCGTAACCGCGAAAACGTTGGTGAAGACAGATTCACCATGAGCGGAACGACCGAAATCCGGATTGTCCCGGTAATAGCGGGAAGCAAGAATAGCGGACTGTTCCAGACAGTCGCAGGTGTTGCGCTGATTGTCGTTGGCGCTGTTGCCTCCGCCTTCGGTCAGGCATGGATAGGCGCACCTATGATCAAAATTGGTATCGCTCTCACCATTGGCGGCGTCATCCAGATGCTCACACCAGTTCCAAAATCCCCCGGCCAGCAAGACCAAGCCAGCACCGAAAACAAACCCAGCTACCTCTTCAACGGCGCGTTCAACTCGACGCAGCAGGGCCTCCCTGTGCCTGTGGTTTACGGCCGGATGCTGGTGGGCTCCAGTGTTGTATCGGTCGGTACATGGGCAGAGGCACTACCTACATGAGTGAAATCATCGTTGGCCGCAAGGGCGGCGGGAAGGGCGGGGATGGTGGCGGAAGCTCCGCGCGCACTCCAGTTGAGGCGCCCGACAGTCTCCGTTCGCGTCAGCATGTAAAGGTAATGCATGCGATATCGGAAGGTGAGATCGATGGAATCGAGGGGCTTTTCCAAGGAGTCTTCTTCGATGATGTCCCGCTCCAGAACCCAGATGGGACTATCAACTTCCCCGGGTTCGAATTCGATTGGCGGCCGGGGACGCAGTGGCAGTCCTACATGCCGATCACCAGCCTGGAGGCCGAGCAGTCGGTCGGCGTTGAGATGCGGCAGTATTTGGCAGTCGAGCGCGCCATCACCGATACAGATGTTGATGCCGTGCGTATTACCGTCAGCACGCCGCAGCTGTCTGAACAGAATTTAACGAATGGCGATACCACCGGCTCCGTCGCGAGTTTCCGGGTCGAGGGGAAACTTGGCACTGGCGGTTGGTATCAGCTTTGCGGCGACCTGACGATCACCGGCAAGACCATGAGTCGCACCCAGTTCTCGTATTACGTGCGATTGCCAGTATCCGGCGGCCTGCCGCGTTACGTCCGGTTGACCCGGCTGTCGCCCGACTCGGGCAGTTCGGCCATTCAAAACAGGACCTTCTTCGATTCAGTGACCCTGCTGTGGGATGAAAAGCTTCGCTACCCGAACACTGCAATAGCAGCCATCTCGATCGATGCGCAGCAGTTTTCCAGCATTCCGCGCGTGTCCTTTCTGATTCGCGGCATCAAGGTACTGGTGCCGAGCAATTACAACGCAGCGACCAGGACCTATACCGGATCTTGGGACGGGACATTCAAGCGCGCTTGGACCGATAACCCGGCTTGGATCTGGTACGACATGCTCACCAATACCCGCTATGGATTGGGCGGCTTACTGGATTCGACGCTGGTAGACAAATACTCGCTGTACAGCATTGCCCAATATTGCGACGTCTTTGTTCCTGACGGCTATGGCGGCTACGAGCCTCGCTTCACCTGCAACCTGGCGCTGACCACACAGCAGGACGCCTGGAAGCTGGTCAACGACATGGTGTCGGTGTTCCGGGCCATTTGCTTCTGGGCTGGCGGTACGCTGATTGCCGTGCAGGATGCGCCTCGGTCCAGCCGTTACCTGTTCAACAACTCCAACGTGGTCGGAGGTGATTTCAACTATCAGTCGGTTGCCTCGGACCAACGCTACAACGTCGCGGCGGTCACCTGGAACGATCCGCTTCAGCAATACAAGCAGTCCGTCGAGATCGTTGAGCGGCCTGACCTGATCGCCAAATGGAGACGTATCCAGCAAAGCGATGTCGTGGCGGTCGGTTGCACTTCACGCGGGCAGGCGCGCCGCCTGGGGCGCTGGTTGTTGTACGCCGAAAGTGAGGCGGTAACCTTTGCATCGGGCGCCGATGGGGCTATCCCAATGCCCGGCGATATCATTGATGTGGCCGATGCATTTCGGGCAGGCGCTCGCAATAGGCGGTCGGCTTTTATCTGGCAGCACGGCATCAAACCTGCTGCTGGATGCGCCAATCGGTACGGACGGAACTGGCATAGTCGGCGTGGTGATGGCGGATGGATCGTACGCGACCGCTGCCGTGACGGTAGGAGCGGGAGCAACTTCCATCACAGTGTCGCCGCCTTTGGCGTCAGCGCCTCTGGCCAGTGCACCCTGGGCGTTTTCTACAGCATCGCTGGAGACGCAGAAATTCCGTGTCATTGGCATCAGCGAAGGCGACGACGGCACCTATGCGATCAGCGCCGTGGCGTTTGATACCGACAAGTTCAATGAAGTCGAATACGGCACCCCTGACGTCGATAACCCGATCAGCAACGTCAATCTTGGCAAGCCTGACGCCGTTGGGCAGATGACTTTCCTCGAATCGCTGTATGACACCGGCACCGGATTGGCCGCGGCGTGCCTGTCGGTCAGTTGGACTCAGCCGGCCCGAGCCATGCGCTACCAGGTCGAGGTCCTGAAACCCGGCGGAAACTGGGAGTACGTGGCGGAGATCTCGACGCCAACGATCGATTTCGACTCGGCATCCTCTGGTGTGTGGTCTGTGCGAGTGACGCCGAAATCAGTACTCGGGCTTGCCGGGCCTGCAACGATCCAAACCTACAGCGCACAGGCACTTTTGGCGCCGCCGTCGGAGCTGCTTGGCTTGCGGCTGGACGTGATCAACAGCGTGGCCACGCTGGCCTGGGAGCCAGTGCCAGAACTGGACGTGAAGCTCGGTGGCAGCATCAACATTCGGCACTCGCGCAATGTCTCG